GCCGCTCGCGCTTTCTGCTGTGTGGGGAGCCTCCTAGAAGGCCCAACGGCTAGCTGCCGCCAAGCTGCCTACGTACAGACCACCTGGGCTTGGCAAATGCCCAGGCTAGTTGCTTTTGGGAGACAGGTAGCAACACCCAACCTGCGAGAACAAAACACTAGCAAACACAGCCGTCCTCCGCCTAACGCACACCCTCACACGAAACCACGGGCAGTCGTGCGAGACGACACTTGCCGCGTGGGGCACGGGCTTACCGGTTTGAGCAGCCTCGTCCGAAGACGGCCATCCAGGCAAAAGCCGTAGCAATTGCTGACAGCGGTACCGTTGCCGGCACACTTACTCCAATTGGGTCCCCCACCCTTGACGCTGATCGAAGCGGGAGGCTTTTCAGCCACCACCCGTCGTGTTCCAAAGTGATCACTGGGCCGCCATCAGGCGATTCCGCCCACTGTGCCACAACGTGGCCTTCTCTACGGTCCGTTGTAAATGAGTGTGTCGAGGTGATCCTGCAAATCCGAAACGTTCTCCACGTCGGACAAGCATTTCCAGGTAGAGCCGAACACCAAAGATTGAAACGACCTCTCAAGCCGCAACTGCTCTTCCATGGGAACACCGTACGCGCGCTCAAAAGAGACCCGCGCCTCCACACTCACTTCCAACGCACAGTCCTCGGTCGCGAACCAAGCACCTAAAGCTAGAGCATCCCTATGCGCATGCTCTCGGATCTTTTTCGCAGATCCGAGTGCTCTCAGTGCCGAGACGAAGAAAGATTGCAGTATCGGGACTCCACGAACCTGAGAAAGCTCGCACATGGCCACTCCCACCATCCAATCCTTGGCGAACACGGGTTCCCGAAGAAACACGTGTGAAGAAAACGCCCCGGATATTACGCGATGGTGTTCGCGGACCATGCACCACCCGCGTCTCTCGCCTTGAAACACGGGGGCGGACCCCCCAAACCGCACGTCTTCCAAAACACGGGCTGGTCGCTCGAGTAGCACCTCATGGCCACAGCTTTGCAAGATGGCATCTGAAAACCCGTCCAGAACAGGCTTTGCCTCATCTTCTTCGACGAAAACGAGGACATTGTCACCATCCACCAAAACGTCGAACTTGGACAAGCTGAAGGAGCGCATAGCGGACACCACCTCCACCAAAAAGGACAACGAATTGCCCATTCCAGTGTTGTAATCTCCACTAGCGCGACCCCCATCTCGTTCAAAACTCGCCCCACAAGAAACCGTGCCTCGCAAAACCAACTGCTCTGAAAGAAGGCGCCCCAACCTCCTATCGCCGGGAAACGCTGCTGCATAGACAGCGTGCTCCTTCTTCAAAGCAGCCGGCCCCACGTGAGCCTCAAACGCCTTCCCGTCCGCCTCAAAACAGACACACCTACGGAATGAAGCAAACTTCTTCCGTATCAGGTTGGCGCGCTGTCTTGGGTTCAGACCTTTTGCAACGAGTCTCGAGCCGTCAAAACCTAGAACGGACCCAACGAGCCGGCCCCACAGCCAGTGCTCAAAGGGTTTCAAACGGGACGCCAGCTCCAGGTTATACCTGGGAGACCTGGGAAAAATAAGCCTGGGCTTCATGGCTTTTCCTGGCACCCTGTTCTTTTCCGTCTTGAGAAACGCCCTAATGGTCCAGTCCTGGTAGCCGGACAGACCATCTTCCTCAAGGGACCTAGCGGCCTCTAAGTAACGTCGCCTAAGAGCTCCGGAATAGCTCTCGGCAGTGGCTCTCCACGAGAGTGCCCCGTCTCTGTATCTGCGCGCAAACCTGATAAGTTCACGCCAAACTGACTCCGATCGAGCAGATACAGGCCCAAAAACCTGAGCAGGGACCTCCCCCATTGTCCGCATTGCAAGTGCGGTCACCTCGTTGTGCGGACATGGACGGTTACAAACTGGCACAAAAGCCCCTTGCAAAGGCGCTCTGTAAGCCGTCCACATCTCCCTCTTGCTCTCTTTACAGCAAGCCCAGTCGACCTTCCTGGTGTCTAGGACACCGGTTGCAATTGGAGGAGGAAGCCCCCAACACAACCCCGGAATTCGGACCGGGCCTCCCTAAAGAGAGGGTGGATCCTCTTCCACAACCAAACGCTCGCGGGCCAGGCGCTCTGGAGCGGTCTCACCAAAGGAAGCAACTACCGTGTCAGGTAGTGCAAACACCGCTGCCGAAGCGGGTAT